AGGTTCTTCCAGACACAAGTGCAAGGCCCTGACCGGGCTTGATGATGATGCCCGAGCCGGAATCAGCCTCGAACATCAGGGAATCGTTCATCGTGGAGGACTGAAAACCGATGGCGTTGCTGATGCCGACGTTGGGAAAGACGTTCGTGTAGGTCTTTCGGCTGAACACCGCGGCGTTGAGGTTGACGCGCAACCACGCCGCAACGCTAGCGCCTGCGCCGGCGAATTCGTTTCCATGCGAGGTGTAGTAGTCCGACTGCCACTCACCCGGCAGTCGAATCTGTGCCGGACCGCTCGTTACCTTTAGGCTACTCGGAGCGGTCTTCGACGTGTCGGGGCTTATAGGCGTGACGGCATCGCCGTCAAGCGCGATACCGTCCATCCGGCAAAGGCGCAGCGGTGGAGTAAGGGTGGCCTCGCCGTCCATCGGCAAGAACATCAATTTGACCGCGAGCGTAACGCCCGAACCACTGCCGTTCATGATGGCGTACAGCGCCCCGCCAATCGTGCGGTCGGTGCCAACATCGGTCGAGCGGCAGACGTAGGTAGCGTTCGTGGCGGTGTTCGTGACCACCGCTGAAACAATCATCGAGTGTGGAAGACCAAACGCTTCTTGAACGAGCGCGATGCCCTCACCTGCCCGCAGGATGATGGGTTCGACATTCACGCTCTCACCGCCGCGCCAGACATCCGCGTAGTGCGCCTTCTGATGCGTGACCATCGACCCGCCATAGGTGCGACTGCCCAAGCCTGTCGCCGTCTGCGTCGAAAAGTTCGGCGTGTCGTTGATGCGTCGGAACAACGCCGTCGTTGTCACACTGTTCGGGTTGTTGGCCACCGTGACCTGCGAAGGCAGAGCGGCATCTGCCGTGTCCATCCTGATCGGCGTCACCGTATCGCCGCCTGTCACCGCGCTCACACGATACAAGCCGAACAGGCCAGAGCGCCCCGTTGCAGTCGCACCTGACGAGAACCCAGACGACGGCGCAGCGGGCGACACGCGCAGCGACACCACCTCGAAATACGCTCTAGCGTCCGTTGCCGTGTTCTGGATGGCGAGCAGCGCGTCCTCAAGCGGACGCACGTCCACCGCATTCATCCGCAGGTAGTACGTTTCAGGCATCGGGCGGAATCTCCATCACGACCTCGAAACGGACATATCGACCTTGAACCTTGCAAGAGGGACAGGTGATTGGCGGCGAGTAGCCGCCAACCCCGCCGTTCAAATCTTGCTGAACACGGTCTGCCAACTCCTGCTCCACCACCCACTCATGGCCGCAGGATTTGTGGCGCAAAGAAGGCATGTATTACGAAGCCGAATCAGTGAACTCGATTTCGAGGTCGGCAGTGCCGACCGCAGAGGAACCGCTGTGGAACAACTGAAGGCCCTGCGTAGCGCGGCAGGTCACAGGCTCCACATTGGTGTCGCCGTATCCGGCGTTCCAGATTTCAGCAAACGGGACCAGAGTCAGCCAGTTCGCCTGAGTGGTACCACCGACGATGGGTTCCTCGTTGACGAACAGGAAGCGGCGGAAGATGTCGCTACCAGTGGTCGTCTGGTTGGTGCCGCAGGTCGTCGCCGCATTGAGGGCGCTGCTGTCGGTGTCATGCTTGACCGGGGTCACCGCCGTGCCGCCAGACGCCGCAGTGATGCGGCGCACCTGCGCGGTCGTGAGGACGCCCGTCACCGCCGCCGTTCCGTTATTGAACCAGTAGCAGCGGTACACGCGGATGATTCGCGCAGACGAAGTTCCGTTGAACACATTGAGCATGTCTTTGCTCGATGCGTAGGCGATAGCGCCGCCAGTTGCTCTCCAAGTCGCAGCCATTTGTCAGACTCCTATGATTACTTTGCCGGAGCCTTGTGTGGCCCGGAACACTTCGATGTCGCCGCTGCCGTCCATCTGCGGCCCCGCAGCCCATTGCCTCACCCGACCCTCGTTGAGGGCCTTCACGCTTGCGTCAAGGTCATCCCGCGTATCGCCGGGATTGAGTCCCAGACGACGAGCGGCCTGAACCTTGAGCATAAAGTCTACGCATCTCTTGACCATCCACTCAGGGATGGGCGACTCCACGCGGAGCAGCCACGAACCAAGAGTCGGACGCCATTCCATCGCGGGCTGACGCATCACGCAATCCTGATGATGGCGTTCGACGCATCCGCAGTCGGGAACTGGATGGTGAAGTTGCCACCCGAAGACGACTTGTCACTACCGAAGGCCAGCACAGCAACCGCACGGTTCGACTGGGTGCTGTTGTAGATCAGCGCACCGTTCGCCGTGATGGTCGAGGTGGACCACGTCGTGTCGTTGAAGTCGAGGAACGCCGTCGTGCCCGAAGAGGTCGGGGCAATCGTGGTCAGCGTGTTGCCGCCAGCGGTGTATCCACCGCCAGTCGCCACTTCGTTGGTGGTGCTGTAGGTCGTGGTTGACGCATCGAGGTTGGCCGACGAGGTGTAGAGGGCGATCTTGAAGGTGTCAGCCGCCGTGCTACCACGGGTTACCGTAGTGCCGAAGGCGTGGATAGCGTTCAGGATTTCGACCTTGAAAGAGGTCGCCATTGCTTGGGTGATAGGCATCAGAGTTCTCCGAGGATGTCCGCGATGTTGTGGTGTCCAGAGGCGCGGAGTTTGGCGGTGATGGTCATCCGCTCGTTGTCCTGCGCTTCCTTCAGGTAGTGAACGAGTACAGTGCGAAGTTGGTCCTTGAACGCACGGGCCTGCTCAAGGAGAAGGGGGTGGCTTCGTTCACCCACATAGATGATTTTGTCGAGGGCGCGTTCCGCGATCTCTTCGGGCGTGAAGCCTCGATCGACCGTGGTAAAGACCTTGACCGTTCCGATCTCGCCTAATCCGTTCATGTGACAGGTACTCTGGCCTGACCGTTGCGGTAAGCATCCTGACGTTCAAGCCCGTCGCCAAGGCGCTTCAGTTGACCAAGGGCTTCCTGATACTTGGCTTCGTAATTGGCCATCATGTCAGCCTCGCCCTTGAGGTAAGTGTAGGCTTCGCGAAGAGAGCCATACAGGAGAACAGTGTCGAAATTGTCACCGACCCACGACGTACCAGCGGTCACGATGGACTCAGGGTAATAGTAGTAGTGCAGTTCGGTCTGGTAGTTCGCGCTCGGGGTCGGCCCCACAATCATCGTGTACGGTGAGAAAATACCGTAGTACTGCGGCTTGCTGTTCGGGGACACCGTGGGGTACGCAGCGCGGATGAAGTTCACGTCCTTCGGCAGGAGGAACTCGTATGCGTTGGTCACCGGGTCGATGACCGCGATCGAGAACGTGGCGAGCCAGTCGGTCGGGAGGCTCATGTACGGAGTCCCGCTCGTCATGGTGCCCGTCACGTTCTTGCGAAGCGCGGGGATCTGGACGGTGTTGTAGATGCGCTGTTCCGCAGCCTTCACAAAGACAGGGATATTCGCCACGAACGACGACTCGGTCGATTCGCAGTAGTCCTGAATGGCCTGTGAAAGTTGCGTGTAGTTCATGACTTACCAGCCGTGCTTGAACTGCACCTTGGGGCTGAGGTTGATCTGCGAGGTGTACTGCTTGCCCTTCGTCGCAGCGCCGCCGCCACGCATCGTGGAGCGCGTGATGCCCTCATTCACGCCCTTCGCCGGGTAGCCGTTCTCGCCCGTAGGCTCAGAGTTCTTCTTGATCTTGCCCGAGTTTTTCATGTCAGCCCCTCCCACGGGTCGGACTACGCTGGTTCATGACCTTAGCCATGTTGCGCCCATACGTCTTCATCTCGCTGTTGGTCTTGCCACCAGCACGGAGTTTGGTCAGGGGCTTGCCGGGGTGCATCGCCTTCTCATGCTTGTGGACAGCCTTCTTCGTCATGGCCTTGTCCATCTTCATGTCACTGTGCTTCATCTCAATACTCCTAGGTCGTAACGACCGTCACGGTTCCAACATAGCCCTTCGGGGCCAGACTGTTCGGGGTCAGACCGTTGTCGATGCCGCTGGCACCGCCTACCGGGTTCCACCCCCACTCGATCATTCTACTACCGCCCGCACCGTCATTGCCGGGCGCGTAGTAACTCGTATCTGGGCGCGGGTTCCGGATCGCCTGCGGGTCATCAACCGGGTAGAGGCCGAGTGACAACTGCGGATGATCCGGGTCCCAGCATGACTGGCAGACCAAGATGTTCACGTTCTTGGTCTTGATGACGAGGCCCTTCAACTGCTTCAGTTTGTAGCGAAAACCACACCGATCGCACTCCGCGATGGCGTTCTTGCCACTTGCAAACCTGTTCGACATCAGTAGAAACTCTGCCTCGGTACGAACCGCACGGGGGCCTTCTCACGGTCCTCGCCAGCCGCCAAGTCCCAAGCCTCGTCGTACTGGGCCTTGAGCGCCATCATCCGGGCATCCGCGCCGGGGATCTTCATGGACAGCATGTAAGCGAGTCCGGCGATCATGCAGGGCAAGAACCGGAAGGGGATGTCCTGCCCGTTGCTCCCGTTACCGACGTCGAACATCCGACGCAACCGCGTGTAGACGAGGGTATAGGTCGTACCGTTGTCGGGTTTCGGCCACACGACAAACTGGGGGTAGACGGGGTTGCCCGTCGAGTCCGTAGCCCCCGTACGTCGATCGATCCAGATCTGGATCGGCCTGCCCGTCGCGTTCTTGTTTGGAATGGCGAGGTAGGTGCTGGAAGAGATACGGCTGATGTTGATGTCGATCTGGTTCGTGCCTGACCCCGTACGGACGACGTGATCCAGTAGATCGACCGTGTCCACGGGCAGGTCGTAGGTACCCGTGTTGTAGGTCAGGGCATGAGTGCCCTGCTCCAGTGTCCACAGGTTTACGCCACGGTTCGCCCAGTCCATGAGGAGCAGGTTCAGACTCCGCTTGGCAGTCCGGAAGTCATAGCCCGAACGAAGTTCCGCCCCGCACCGCTCAAACGCCTCTTCGATAATGGCGTTCAGGTCGAGATTGAACTCAGTCGAGGCTGTCGTTTCGTAGGTCACGATTTCTTACTCTTTGCCCGCTTGGCGGAAGCGGCGCGTTTTATCAGCAATGCCCTTGGGTTGTTGCACAAATTGCTTGCCTTGCGCCTTGCCTTTACGCTTGGCGGCGGAGGTTCTGGCATATTCGGAAGCGGAGAGGCTCTTGATAGCAGCCTCTGGAAGATACCTCTCACCCGTGTCAGAAGAGCGTCTACCACTTTTCGTTCTCCACTTCTGCTGAGTCCACGCCTTGAGCGATTTCTGGGGCGTTTTCAATCGCGGTACCCGCCACCCTTGGTCTTGTACTGCTTCGCCAGCAACTGTGCCTTGCGAGCGGACCACTGTCCTGCCTTCGTACCCTGCACGGCACGGGACTTGATCGACTTGAACAGGCTCTCGCGCATACCGGGCTTGGTGTAGTTCCCGGCCTCGTTGACTTTGCTCTCGCCGCCCTTGCTGAACGTCTTGATCGGCTTGCCAGTACCGATCACGGGCTGGGAGTCACCACGCCGTTTGGCACGGGGGATTTTGCCCGG